GTTTTCTATCCATACGAGTTGTTACCGGTTTCATGTCTGTCCAGACGATGAATGTCGATGCACACCCTTGTGCAAAGAACGATAAGCCTGTCGAGCAGGCCGGGATGTGTGAAGACTCTACACACCCGCAGAAACAATCCACATGGCTCAGGGAGCACGTTGTGGTGGAGCAATTTTTGGACGCCTTTGTCGAGTTGATATCCGACTTTGGCGCTCCAGTCGCTGTACAGATGAGTTGCAGAGGTGGTGCCTCGCGATTTCTCAAGTGCGGTGACGAGCTGACATACTGGGCGAGGGCTAAGAACATAGTGTGCTTTTTTAAGGCGCTATATTTGAAGAACCCCCTGCCAGACGTGACTGGGTACTCCTTTGGTGGAGCATGGAAGAAGTGGGCAATGTCTCGCTTTCACATGAACAGGCGAAATACGAGTTTGTGGGCATCCACATTCAAGTTGAAGAACGCCGCTGCCCGGTTGTCTGAGTGTGCCGCAGAGGCAACGATGCGAAAGCACGCTCAGGCCGTCAGCAGGACGATGAATCCGGACAAGGTGGAGGTCGAACGTAGCGTTCGAACCATAATGCCTTTGTTGGAGGCGGCTGCGAAAGCGGTCGCTGACGACTTTTACAGTGGCGCGTGGGAGGACCCAACCGCCGCCTCGAACAGCGCATGTTTTGAATCCGCAAGGTCTGATTTCGGTCAGATAGGACATTTCATGGATCGCGTATTCGGGGATGGGGCACCTTTGGTGTGCCCTGGCATCGGTTTTTGCGGGTTTGGTCCCCAGCTTAGAGCAAGGAATTGCGTCTGGGAGGGGCCGGCTTACGATTACGATGTATACTGTAAACGTTTGGAGTATGTCACTCTGGAGGAGGAGCCTGCATACAAGCAGGTTACGTTTTTCGAAGAAGTCACGGTGGACGGCCAACGCTGTTTAAATTCGTGGTTCGAGACGTTTCACTTCCCGACGAGTGAGGACTACTGGAACAATGAGATCATGATTGATGCTCTGCGTAACTGTGATAAGGAACTAGCACTGGCCAAAGTTGCCTGTGTGTTAGAGCCATTCAAGGTTCGCATCATTACCAAGGGGGAGGCCGCGCTGCAGTACATGAGTGCCGCCTGGCAGAAGTCCATCTTTCGATTCAATGCATCCGTGCCTTGTTTTCGACTGGTGGGTAAGAGCCCCTCAACCTTGGACTTGATTGATTTGAAGCGGGATTCCGGCATTGGAGATGCCGATTCAGCTTTTGGAGCAAAGTCGATGCCTGTGTGGGCGTCGTCGGATTTTTCGGGTGCCTCCGACGGAACTGTGGGATATCTTCGTGATTGTCTCATGGACGTCTTGGTGATGCACTTGCCACTCCATATCCAGTCTATCCTCCGTTCGTGTAACGGCGATCATCTGGTGTCATACCCGAAGAGTGAAACCTTCGAGCAGGCGCCGGTTGTGCAAACGCTGGGAACACTTATGGGGGAGAAGCCTTCTTTTCCTATCCTGTGCTACGAAGTACTGACTGCGCATGTGAGCAATCGCCGACGTTGTGGTGACGTTCGGCCCTTGACGGAGCTCCTGGGAGGAGTTCTGATCAATGGAGATGATCGCTTGTGTGTTAGCACGAAGGCTATCGAGGAGGAATTCTGGGCCTACTGTGAGAAGTATTTGGGTTTCAAGGAGTCTAAGGGTAAATCCTATACACACACTTCTTACGCCAATATCAACAGCCAGTCGTATTTGTTCGACCTGACTACGCCCAACGCGACACCGTGGAAGGTGCCCGTTCGTGCTTCAGGTCTTGAGCATGGTCAAAAGAAACTCGATGAGCCTTTTGACCCGACGTGTGTCATCACGCAGATTCTTGATGGCTGTTTTGATTCCAGCATGGAGTGGACCGTGTTGCAGAGATTTTGCAAACGCTTTCGGCCCGATATTGATCGGATCGCGGCGGGTCGCAACCTTTTCTTGCATCCCTCCCTCGGGGGCCTTGGAAACAGGGTCCCTCTTCGGCATGGACCGAAGCGTTGTCAGCGCGCAAATGGTGAGGTTTGCGGCCATCCATGTGGTATGGACTGGGTCGTGAGCTATTCACTGGAGCAACAGCTAGTTGCCGGCGCCTTGCTTTCTGAGACAGGATGTTTTAGTCTCCCCTATGGGCCGGGTCCCATGGAGGAAGACGCATTGCCTGTTCTCGTTGAGACACCTTGGGATGTCTATGGGAAGCCTGACTACTGGAACAATGAACAATTCGAGCTCAAGGAGCTTGCGCATCGTTATGCGTCTGAGCTAGACGTGTACGAGGATGCACTTCGTGGTGTGCAGCTCAAAACTGTGCAGCTGAAGGGTATTCGGTGCAATCTCCCTAACCTCAAACGGCTTCATGGCGCGCGTTGTCGTGTTAAGAAGTCGTCCCTGAGCGAAGTCCGTGTGGCGACAACTAAAAGCGTTGCCCATTGGTACTGTCCACAGTGCAGTTGTAGTGTCAATCTGAACGAAGTCTGCCCAGCCTGTGAGTACACGATGCAATCGTGGAAGTGTGCATGCTGTCTTTTGTGGAACCCCGGACCCGGTACCTGTAGGTGCTGTGGCGAGGTGGTCGCTTCTGAGCGGATCAGGGTCCATGTGCGAGAGCAACCATCTTTCGGTTCTGTGCCGGATGTTCGTAGTAACGTCCGAATCGGCTCTGAGAGACTTGAACGCATGGGTTATGCCGCTCCGGCGATGGATCAATTCGATTTGGCGCTCTTTGACTTCATTGTCGAATCGTCGCGAGTTGAACTCGAGGGAATGCCCACTGTCCGCTTCAAAGGTCGCGCGGTCGATCTCTGGGGTGAGCAAGCGGATTGGATGCCTTTACGACCGTCGCGGGTCGTGGTGTCCTTCTGACTTGAGATCGGTGGTTGACATCTTCGCCCTGCAATGGGCTTTTGGCGGGAAGCGTA